GCTCATTATTCTGTATTCTTTTGCCATGGCCCAGACCTTCAATTCTTTGTATAAATTTAAAACATTTTCTGCATTCAGGTAATTGTGTTTGTTTATATAACTTTTTAAGACTTTGTCTTGGACAAAGACTTTTGTTAATTCATAACCGTAGACTGAATTTGTTTGTATTAAATCAGCTAGTCCTGCATAATCATCTATATATCTGTTATTGGAGCTTGATTGTGAATACATGTATGCATGTTTTTGTCCATACCTACTCAATTTCCTTGTATAGAATTCGAAATCTTGATAACTTTCAATAGGCAAACGCAATCTTTTATAATAGCTCATTAGCTTGTCTTTTTCATTAGACAAATCCAGATTTGTTTTCAATAGCCAGCTTTGTTTGTGGTCTGTGTAATAGATATCTGCAGGGTTATATTTAACATCTAAACTTATAGGTGACAAAGCGAGTTTTACTTCTGTTGGCTTTGTACTGACCATTTTTTTATGCAACCTGAAACCTTTCACTAAGCTGTTTGACAAGTAATCATATATACCCATGCCTTCACCGGCCAAAAAATCGTATATTTCTGTATTTTTCTCACTTACTTTATTGAATAGATTTTCATAAATTGAGTCAAAATCTTTCAAATCATTTTTGTTCAGTAAAATGCCTAAAAGACCATCAAACTTATTCCTGCAATCTGGCAAACTCAAATGTCCTTCAGGGAAAATGTCATACATTTCATGTTTTGCACTGTAAAATAACCTGGTTATTCTTCTGGTGGAACCATGGTATGCTAAAGAGGCAGCATAAACTGGGTCTTGTATATTATTAACAAATTTAGCAGGCTGCAGAATTGCATTTTTGTTACTTGTATTCATTAATACTTCGTTGTTTACCCATTCTCCATACAAGGGTAACACTTTCTCTTTAATTTTTTCAGTTGTAAATTTCCCAAAATTTTTGTTCTTCGGCCTAAAGCCTTGATCACCAAAAACTAGCCTATCATTCTTGGTTAAAACCATCATTAATTTCAATGCCAATTCAAGTTTCTCGGGTTCACAGATTTTTAGTCTAACGTTGTCTGCCTGTGATCCTATTAAAAGATAAAATATTGGATGACTATACAGCCCACCAAAACAATGCACAGGCACATCATCTCTTTCTTCATAATTATAAAAGCTTGACACCATTAAAGAATTGCACCTGAGCATGAGGTAAGCTTCTGAGAATGTTGCACCATAACTAATAAATTCTATGCATTTGCTTACTCCTTGCATCATGTCAGCTGAATATCCTTGCATTGTCGGACTAAAAGTGATCCCTCCCATGAATTTAGGTATCATTGAAGTGAGCCTGCCTTTAATATAAAAGATTGAAAGTAATTCAGAAAATATCTTTGAAACACTGCATTTTTTTACTGACAACATGTGGTTGTGTTTTTTTAATGATACTTCATACAGTGTCAAAACATAATGCAAAATATTTGATGCAACTTTTTCATTCAAAGTGTTAATTACCAATTTACCCCCTGAATCATCAGAATGTGCATCCATGGTAAAGGTTATGTCCACTTTGTAACGTTTTTTAACTCTAGGTTCTATTTCTTGAACGAATTTGAGTTGATTGAAAGCATGCAATAAACTTGACAAATAATTAAAAATGCCCATCACAAAACTGTATGGCATCTTAAATTCAGCAGTTTCAACATCTCCCTTTGACATGATTGCATGTATAACATTGAAGTTCTTTATCGAATCTGCATTAGAAAGATTCTCTTTGAAAACATTCCATGTGCCAGGTGATATTGTGACAGTTTTCCTTAAATACATTCTACAGAAAGCATAAAATAGGTCAGTAAATTGCTTGGGTAATATGTGCTGCATACCTTTTACAAAATAATAGTACTTCAGAAACATGGCTTGGGGTCCCCATTTTCTGCAATCTAGATTAAATAGATATATCGTTGAATCCTTTGAAACATTTCCAAAAAGTCTGGAATGGAGCAACTGCAGTCTTTTACTTGAATTCACACTAATTAACTCATTCTCTGTGAAATTGCACATTATTCTAAACATTTTTTCTAATGGTTGCTGCAAAGTTTTAGTGTCCAAGGTCATGACATATATTTCCCTTGGCCCGTGCCTCTGCTTTTTGTCAACCACATGAAACCTGATTTCTATGCAAGTGTCATCCAAATCTTGATTTATTTTAGTTTCATAAGTCACATCATATTTCTGCAACATTTTACTTTTTTGAAATGAATTCTTTATCTCTGAATCTATTTGATCAAGTATGCTCAATGGGGA